TGGTTGGGTCGCCAAGACCTGTAATCTTGTTCGTTCCCATAGCAAGAGCACCAGTCATTGTGCTACCAGACTTGAGTACTACAGTGTCAGAGAAGTTTGCTGTATCAGCCAGGGCTGCTGCAATCTCATCAAGGGTATCAAGTGTGCTAGGTGCTCCACCAATAAGGTTGTTGATTGCCGTTCCAACAAATGATGTAGTAGCAATTTGAGTTGTAGCGGTTCCTGATGTAGCAGTTGGAGCGGTTGGAGTTCCAGTTAGCGCTGGACTAGCCAACGGAGCATACGTGCTTGATGCTGTGGCTGTAGCCAACTTAGAATCTAATTGAGTTTGAATAGCAGAAGTTACACCATCAAGGTATCCAAGTTCTGTTGTAGATACTGTTGAGGACGGCGCAATTTTTGTCCAAGCAATTGCAGCAGAAGCATTAACATCTGCATCTACGATGCTATTGGCAGCAATGGCTGCTGTAATACTAGCGTTTCCAGTTCCATTAAATGATGCAGAAGTACCAGTTACATCACCTGTAAGACTGATTGTACGCCCTGTGGCTAGTGCTGTGGCTGTTGCTGCATTACCTGTAGTGTTAGCATTAATAGTTGCGGGTAAGCTTAAAGTAATTGCACCAGTGCTTGAGGATACATCAACCTCATTAGTTGTTCCAGTTAAACTCAATACGCCGGTATTAGCAAGAGTAATTGAGCCAGCGCCGTTGGTAACGCTGACGCCTGTCCCTGCAGTTAAGCTTGCTTTTTCCCACAAGCTAGTAGTTGTGTTGTATATTAAAGTTTGGCCATTAGAAGGAGACTGTGCAGATACATCATGCAATTCATCCATCTCATAGCCGTTTTGAACCTTAACAAGTAGCTTACCTTGAGTTGGGTGGGCATGAGCAACAACAGCAACGTACACCATGTGTTCTGGTGCATGCGGTTTTGTTGTGGTTAATGTTCCTGCAGTAGTTGGGCTAAGGTAAAGCTGTACACCATCAGTATAAGCTGAGGTATTAAGATTAGTAACTAAACCAATAATAGTAACATAACCATTAGAGTTATTTGAAATATCATTAGTAATTAAACCTAGCGTTTGCGCAGAAGTAGCATCACTAGTAGCTAAAGCTTTAGATACAGTTGGTAATTGGCCTGTTGCACCTGATATATAGACTGCTGTGCCTTTAGTAAGCGTTGCACCTGTGGTGTTTCTTACTTGTTCTACCACAACAGAGGCGGGAGAAGTTTGTGATACTGCTAAATCAATAGCAGTTCCAGTTGTAGTAACAACAATGCTACCATCAGCAGAAGCTACTGTTTGCAGAGCAGTATCTGCTTTGGTACCTTGAGCAGCTGTTGCAAAAGTAGCAGAGCTAATACTTCCATCTTTAATTAGCTTACCAGTTGTTCCGTCAAATAAGGCAAAGTTATTGTTAACAGCACTAGATGGTCCCATTACATCACCGATATTTGGGATATTAACAGTAACGGCATTAGCCACATTAGTAGCAGTAACACCTGTGCCTGTAAAGTTAATGCTTGTTACCGCATTAGTTAAGGTAGTACCTTCATCAAGGATAGCCAGTGAAGAACCAGCTACATAAGCAGCAACCCATACAGTACCCGTGTAAACCTTCATAACATCGTCTACACTATTAAAGTATAAAGCGCCTGTTTGTAAAGGATTACCATCGTTATCTACTGTGGGATCACTGGTCTTTTCACCAAGATACTTATCATCAAAGTTATCAAATGCAGCTAATGCTTGATCACGAGCAGCTTCGGCAGCAGTTGCAGAAGATGCAGCGCTAGTAGCTTGGGTAGTGGCTATACCAGCTTGAGTAGTTGCAATACCAGCTTGTGTAGTGGCTATCCCTGCTTGAGTGGTAGCAATACCTGCTTGTGTAGTAGCTGTAGTAGCTGAAGTGCTTGCTGATGTAGCGGAAGTAGCTGCATTAGACGCCTGTGTAGTAGCAATACCTGCCTGAGTAGTAGCTGTAGTAGCTGCCGTGCTTGCTGTTGAAGCAGAAGTACTTGCAGAACTAGCTGAAGAAGCAGCATTAGTTGCGCTTGTCCCAGCTGAGGTAGCCGAAGAAGCAGCATTAGTAGCACTTGTACTAGCAGCAGCAGCTTGGGTTGTAGCAATACCAGCTTGGGTAGTTGCAATACCTGCTTGTGTGGTTGCAGTACTAGCTGAACCTGAAGCAGATGTAGCAGATGATGCAGCATTAGTAGCACTCGTTGCAGCAGAGGTTGCTGAAGTACTTGCATTAGTTGCGGCAGTTGTAGCAATACCAGCTTGTGTAGTTGCAATACCAGCTTGGGTAGTAGCTGTAGTAGCTGAACCTGAAGCAGATGTTGCAGAAGCACTTGCACTAGTTGCAGATGATGCAGCATTAGTTGCTTGTGTTGTTGCTGTTGATGCAGCAGTTGTAGCAATACCTGCTTGAGTTGTAGCTGTAGTAGCAGCGGTACTTGCAGTACTAGCAGAAGTACTTGCGCTACTTGCTGAAGCAGCAGCATTAGTTGCTTGTGTTGTTGCAATGCCAGCTTGTGTAGTAGCTGTAGTAGCAGATGCGGCAGCAGCAGTTGCTGAAGCAGCAGCGGCAATAACACCTGCATTAACATCATCAGCAGCTTCAACGGCAATATCCGCAGAGGCGTCCGCAGCTGTAGCTGAAGCGGCAGCAGCTGTAGCAGAGTTAGCAGCAGCGGCAGCACTTAAGGCAGCTTCAGCAGCTTTTTGAGCAGCTAATTGTTCATAAGAAATAGAATCAACAGTATCTAAACTATTATATTCTCCACCACCTGCAATATTACCTGTAACGCCTGGTGTATATTGATACCCACCGGCAGTATTCTGGTCAGTAGTATATGCTATTGGATATGAAGAAGCACCTGTGGAAGCATCACCCTCATATTGTCCACCAACGGATACCGAAGTAGTACTTCCTGGTTTTTGTTCATATGCCATATGTATTCCTTTAAATTAAACCGTTAGTATTGAAGTTAACTTGTACGTTACCACCGGAAGCTCTACGCCACTTTTCTTCTTTATTAAGTGAAAAGATATTATCATTAAACTTAGATTGGTAGCGTTGTTCCATCTTATCATCAAATAAATAAGCACCAAGATTATATAGACCACCCCAAATAAGAAGTCGTTCATTTTGGTCTCTCAACCAGTTAGATACTTCTTTACCAATATACATCTTAGTTGTTACTGGTGTTGCATATGCAGTAGCTTCTGCTAGTGTTGCAAAGCATTTAGTAGCGCCACCAAGCAATGTGCTGAAATAAAGGTTAGTACCACCTGAAACAACTAACTCTAAATAAGGTTGTTGCTCATCAGTTAAACCAATGATATAGTTAATTGGTGCTACATTATACACCGCATCAAGTGCAGGTAATCGTTTGTAGTAATGAATTTCTACAATAGCGCCTACAGCTAACTGTGGGTGAATAAAGATTTTATTATCTTGCCACATCCAGTTGTATACAGAATACTTTTCACTGTATAAGTCAAAGAAGGTACGGCTATCCGTAACTTCATTAAACACTTTACTTACATTACTTGGAAATGTAGAGTAAGATGTTCCGGTATTTTCCTGAGCAATAGTTCTGATATATACGAACTGAGTTAAATCTTCAGGGATATTAAATGAAGTGTAGGCATTACCATAAGGTAGGCCCATACTGTTTTCACCTGAGTTATCATCTGCAGCAACTACATAACGAATTGTTTCTTCTAACGGGGGAATACGAAGTACCCTGTAGCTCTCATCAGCAGAATATTTTAAGCAATCCTGAATGACGCTATCTGGAATCGTATTTACTTCTGGCTTATTTGACCAGTCTCTTACTTTAGCTACTAGAGCGTCATATCGTGGGGTTGCCATATTTTAATTCTCCTTATAATGCTTTCACATTACTTGTTTTAAGTAATGGATAATCTGATTCAATAATTTGTTTTAGTTTTCGTAATTGTGCAGGATCACCCATAAAGTCAGGCGCATGTACGTCAATACCATACTTAGTTAAAATGTCAATAGCTACAATATCAGGAATAATAGCAAAGGAACGATATGTTCGTCCATTCCTAGATAATGAATCTGCTTCTCTTTGTTGGGCAGCATAATCTTTGTATGCCCCAACATCTTGTTCTAGTTTAAAGTTCTTTTCATCCGTAGCAACTTTAAAACTATTTTTATTATTTTCTTGTGATAGAAAGCCCATGTGTCCTCTTTATTTAGTTCTTTAATGCTGCCATGAAAGCACCGTCAACGGTATAGCAACCGTATTCGTATAAAGCATTTGCTCCGGTATAAGCAGCTACTACATCTGTAGTAACAACCAAACCATCAGTATATACAGCACCAGTAATTTTACCACGGATAACGTTAGGAGCGCGGTAATCACTACCCGCATCTAGCGTATCAGCTGCAGTTGCGATAGACACAACATAATTATCAGGGATATATTTTTTGGTACCGTTAGTTGCGGTAATTCTTAGAAATTCCATTTATATTTCCTTTCGAAATAAAAAGGGACAGGATTTCTCCCATCCCTTTTATTAGGTATTATTTACCGATTAAGCGCCTGATAGACCGAAGATCAGACCAGCACCCTTTGGATTACGGCACTCTAGTGTACCCTCTTCAACGATCTGGCCGATGATAGAGTCACCAAGCTGACCGAGGTCAACTTCTTGTAGAGGACGTAGTGATGCGTAGCTGAACCACATTGGGTCATATAGGAACGCGCTAAAGTTAGCAGAGTTGTCTAGACCAGTAATGCTGGTATCAGAGATGCCCATAACGTAGTTAGGAACAACCATGATATCACCGAAGTCAGACATGTAAATCTCAACTGACTGACGTAGTTTGCCGTCAGCATCGATGTTACGGCGAACGTTAGAATCGCCAGTAGAACCAGTAACTGAACCAGCGCTCTGAGCTTTAGCAGAGAACACACGGCGGTTAGCAGGAGATAGCATTAGCTTAGTAGCCTTACCACCGTTTTCGTAGATAGCTTGCATAACAGCATCAACATGTGATAGCTGTAGTGAAACTTTATCAGCAGAAGTAACAGTAGCGAACGTACCAGCAATACCGCCGCCTGGATTAGTAGGAGCAGTGTACTCGCTAGGAGTAGTTAGCACGTTTAGTGCAGTTGCTGGGGTCGTAGTAGCAGCGGTGTAGTTAACCCAAGCTTGGTAGCCACCGAAAGTACGGGTGCCTGAACCATTGCTGGAGTTCCATGAGTTGACTAGGTCAAACTCTACGTCACGGCGTAGTTCGGTACCACGCTTTTTAAGCTGATATGCGTATTCGTCAGCAACACCAGCTTGGTCAACAGCACGTTTGGTACCAGTAACGGTAACGGTCTTGCTGTTAATCTGGGTGTAGTTACCTAGACGGGTACGGAAAGGTTCAGCGGCTTGTGCGCTGTTTTGAGTTGAGTAAGACACGCCTTCAGCAACTGGTGCAGATGTTGGAGGTGCGAGTTCGTCAGTTTGCCACTCGTGAAATACGGCAGTAGCTTTTGTTTTACCGATAGAGCTCATGAAAGGAGTCTCATCGCGTGAAATCATAGAAATGAAATTCGCGAGGTCTTCTCTTTCGCCAGCGTTTACGGCGTTACCAGTGGCAGATGCGCCACGGGCGGCGGCCTTAGGGCCACCTGCATTGAATGTTTGTCCAGCCATTTTATTTTTCCTTTAGTAAGTTTTGGAATTATAGTTTTTTGCTTACAGAAGAAATACGTTTTAGAAAGTCAAGTTGATCTTGAGTAGATCCTTGACCTGACAGAACTTTGCTGCGGTTATTGTTTACGCTTTCACGTTCCTTTTGTGAAGCAGGAGTTCCCTTTTTAGTGGGTACCGACTTAACAGTGGGAGCTGCTTTACGCTTAACTTCACCAGTATCTTTAGCTGTCTTTAGTTTACGGTAGTCGTTAACAAATTTAACTACTTCCGGACTATAGATGTTTGATAGCACCTCTTCAGGGATACCTTCTTTAAGAGCAAACTCTCGAACAGACTTGGCAACTTTATCTGAATATCCTGGAATCAAATCTACGATTCTTTCCTGGTACTCGCTCAGTAACACTTGTTGTTGTTCTTGTTGTTGAATTTGAATCTTTTCTACGACAGCTTTAGTTTGCTCTTCGCGTTTGTTACGAGCCTTCCAATACTTTTCTTGAATAGCTTCCCGCTGTTCTTTAAATTCCCGTGCGGCGTACGTATCACCTTCTTCACGGGCTTTCTCGATTTCAGCAGATAGTTTATGGTATTGAGTGGACAGTTCTCCTTCTACAGCAGTAAGCTCTTCATGGATAACTTGTCCGAGGGTAACAACCTCTTTAAGCTTTTCAGTTCGTTCTGTTTCTAATTGTTTCTTCAGTTCGCCTAGTTCGCGCCCTTTTTGAGATAGATGTTTGTCAGTAGAATAACCCTTACGGATTTCTTCTAAGGATACATACTCAGTCTTACCGTCAACAGTGACGGGTACTTGGTATTCCCAATCAATATCCTCTTCGGAAGGCAAATCAGTATTTTGGGTAGACGTATCATCCGCAACTTTTTCTTCTTCTTCTGAATCGCTTGATTCTTCTTCATCTAGGTCGTTATCAGTGTCTGCATCGGTCTCTGGGGCTTCTTCTTCTTCTTCTGCCGATGGTTCTTCTGGACTTGGCGCGTCTTCGTCTTCTTCTGGTAGAGATTCCTTAAGTCCCAGCAATTTTGCTGCAGGACTATTTCTTAGAATGTCATCAAGACTCTTTACTTCCAAGTCATTACTACTTGATCCGTCATCGAAACTCGTGCTACTAATATTAGAAGCAGGAGTGTTGGTAGAGAGATGTGATAGGTTCATATTCTTATGCCTTTGTGTCTATTATTTGGCTTCGGCGGCTAACTTTTTAGCGGCTTTAGCAGTCTTCATTTTCTCAGCAAATGAAATATCGGTTGATGGGGTTTCTGCTAGTACAACGGCCTTAACAGCTAATGGCAGTGTTTCTGCATCATTTAGTTTGTCAAGAACATCAACTGCTTGTTGTAGGTTTACCAGCAAAGGAGCATAACGCTGTGCCAGACCTGTACCACCAGACTCACCCGTACGGATAAGTTCACCAACAATTTCTTCCCGTGCTCGCACGAGTACTTGTTTTGCTTTAATATATTTACTCATTGTCTTTGTTACCTTCTTGCCCCTCTTGGGCGTCTTTGTTTTGTTTAGCCATGAACTTGACGTTATTACCGTACATTTCAATGCCAACTAATTTTTCTTTAACACTACCAAGGGCCATAGCCGTGTGGTATAAGTATTCTCTTTCCTTACTGCAATGTGGTTCTGTAGAGAGCCATGTCACAAATAAGTCTGCCAGAATTTCACCGTATGCTTCACCGAAGAACTGTTCTCGTTCTCGTTGTACAAACTGTGCTCGGCCTAAAGCAATTTGGGCATCACGGAAAGGTTCAACTTTGTATTCACCTGTCTCATGATTCATCTTTGGCTTAATCTTCTTTTCAAAGCCAACTCGATATTTTTCCATTTATTTATTTCTATGAAGAACCCTCCCGCATCCTTTCGGAAGGGGAAGGCCGTGTTAATTACATTTGTGGTTGTTCGCCAGCTGCAGGAGTACCCTGTACTTGTGGCATAGGAGCACCACCTTGTGGGCGGGTTGCATCCATTTGTAAGTCTGAATCAATTACCTGTTTGGCAATCTTTAATAGCTGAGTGATGTCAGGTTGTTTAGGTAGTTCAACACCTTCTTTAGCAGCAGCAATATGAAGCTTAGCCCATTCTTGATAAGACTTATCTAAGGCAACCATAAGTTGTTTAGTGTTATCCTGCATGGCGTTCTTAGCTTGTACATTAGTCAAGTCAAGGGTAGCTTGTTGTTGTGCCAAGTTAAGTTGAACAGCCTGTTCTTCTAATGCTTTTTGTTTAGCAGCAGCATCCATCTCATCTTTTCTGGACTTCATAGCTTGCTCTTTAAAGTCGGGAGCAGTGTAGTCTACTAGATAGTCTAGTGGATCTAAGTCCATTGCTTCAAGAGTTTTACAGGCAATCTTAACAGCAGCTTCTGGATTGACAGCACCACCAGCACCCGCAGCCTGTAAAGCGGGTAATAGTTGCTGACCGATCATTGTCATCTTTTTGATGATATTGTTGTTACTGTTTTCACCAACATCAACGTCAATATACAGAAGCATATTGTCAGGCAATGTACCTGGGTCTACTTGCTTAAATAGATTATTCTGATCAAAGTACTTAGTAGTCTTACCACGAAGCTTTGTTCGCATGGTTTTATAGATGCCTTCAGTGAGGCGTTTAAAACCAGTCTCAGCGAACCTACGAGCCATGAATTGAATACGTACTTGAGCAGCAGACATAGCCTGTTGCATCTTAGCTTCGCTATTACCGGATACATATAGCGTATCGTTCAAACCTTGAGCTGCTTTACCCATACCTGTAGCCTGTTCTTTATGAACTTGGAGTAGTTCAAGAAGGGGTACAGTACCAGCACTGATAGTGTCAGGCGTTAGAGCAGCAACAGCAGACTGTGGATTACCGTTTGTGGCAATAATCTGTTTAGGCTTCATGTTCTGAAGAGCACTGAAGTCAACAACGTTAGGATCAGCCAGCTTAGGTGAGTAATTAGTTAAGTATACATTCTCTACGAAACCCCGTAGTACAGCAGTAGTAGCCATAGTAGAAGGACGAACCATATCAGCGACTGATAGCCCGAAGAATTCGTGAGGAACTTCAAAGGGGCATAGTGTAGCTAGTGGAATTGATTCACAATCTTCTTCTAGTAGAATCGTTGATCCTGCAATAATGAAGTGTTTTAATTCGGCAATACCATCACCATCACGGTCTACCCGTAACCAGCATTCAATAACAGTAATTTGTCTGTTAGCTTCTGATGGAAATAGTTCCCGTGAATTCCCGCCAAGCCAGTACTCTTCACCGACTAAACGCTTTCGAGCAGCTTGCTCTTCGGTGTACTTAGTAGCCCAATCATAGCTACCATCTCCAATTGCGTCCCAATCGATATTCTCTGCGATATCAGGGAAAAACTTTCTGACTTCAGAACGAGTCATATCAATCTGAATACCTACGAATGATTTCTCATCGATAGTGTCACCATCACGGGTAACTCGGAAACATTCAGGGTGTACGTTCTTAATCAGGATACGTGTTTTGTTATGTTTCTTTTTAAGGCGAACATCTTTGTATACCATGTCGTATACAGCATTACCTTGTTCATCAGTAGTTAACTCTTGTTCATACTTAAGCTCGCCGATAATTTCAACATCAGGGTCAGCTAGTAAAGTATCAAGGTTAGTTTGTTCAATAGAGTCATACTCTTCAAATGAGTAATCAAAGTCTTCAATAAACTCCCAACGAACAATACTATTCTTCCAGAGTAGAGCAGACTTAACCCATGTATTAAGAATTTCCCAACCAGGATTCTGTTTAAAGATAGCGTAGTTGACAAGATCAGAAGCTACTTTAGCCTCATGATAGTCTTTGGGGGTTGTTCCTGCGGGAATGAATCGAGCAAGCTTATTGTTGTTAAACATAAGTTCAGCTAGGATAGCTGTGTAACCCTCAACTGCTTCTACTGTATCAGAAGAAACAATCTGGGATACACCCTGTGGTGTCAAGTGGAATTGCGGCATCATGCCGTATTCGTATGTAGCCTTCTGTCGCTCACGAGCTAAGTCAGAGCTGTTTAAGAAGTCACCAACAGAGTTCATTACACCCTGCTCAATCATAGCTAGGAGTTCATTATCTCCTACTGGGTCTTTATACCTATCTGTAAATCTTACAGGAATAACTGTATTATTGGCCATTGTTAACCTTTCTTGGTTAGTTCATTCAATCAATCAAAGTCAACAATGACTTGTTATATATCTTCTGGTCGTCCACCCGCCAGTCGCCCCGAGCTAAGACACAAGGGACTAATTACTGTCCTCGGATTGGTAGCGTACGACCGCTTTTATCGCCAATCTTTTCTTTTGGATTCACTTGTTTAACAGGAGCAGAAGGTTTAATAAACTTCTTAATGTCCTGTGTCTCTTTTTTATCATTATAAAATACTGTCATTTTGTTTTCCAAATATTTTCAGCTAACAAATAACCTTCTAGAGGCCATAGTTGTTTTACGGCGTCTTCATAAGCGTATTTCTCACCAAGATCTTTATTGTAGTTAGTAATATCTACACAAGCAGAGTGTCCGTTGACTGTGTAATTGTTTTCCAGTGTTAGCTGACAAATAGTTGTTTTATTATCAGGTAACAAAGTATATGTAATACCTTTGATTTTACCTAACATGCTTTCTAAATTTACTTTCATATTACCACTTTACTTTATCAGCCCAATAAGCAGCAGACAATGGCCCTTTGCCAATGTTAGCTTTATGTCTTGCTTTGAAGGCTTCTCTACGTTTACGATCTGCCTCAGACTCACCTTCTTTTTTAGGTGAACCCTGAGTTCCTTGTTCTCCGAACCGGATAGTCTTGATAGTGTCACCACTCTTGGCAACAACAACATGACTCTTAGTAGGATGGCTTGGTGTCTTCTTAGGCTTGTTAAAGCCAGATACACCAGCTTTAGCTAGTCTAGGATCTTTTTCCATTATAACCATGTACTTTCTATTTGTTGATACGACCCTGACTTCTGTGCAAAGGATACGTTAGTTGTTGTTAGTTTGTCACCGTGAGTGCGAATTACTTCAAGAGCAATAGCTAAGGCAATAACTGTGTCATCATTATGACCCACAATAGCATTAGTCTTTCCTGAGTCATCAGCAACATAGTTCATCAGTTCACCGATAACGATTCTTGAGGGAATCCAAATCTCATCTTGTTCAATAGCATTCTTAAGGAAACCAATGATAGCCGGTTTAGATGCTGAGGTTGTCCTCCATCCAATACGGTTACCCTCTTCCTTGGATACATTAGACATCTTAGTCTGATAGTACATGTTTGTGTACTTCATCTGTGTTAGTCTGTTTAATGTTGCAATACCCATAGAGTTGGACTCTACTGCTAACAAAGCATTATTGTAGTATCTGCCTAAGTAAAACAAGAGGTCACCAAACTGAGAGGGGTCAATAGTATTGTTCCGGTATACGGCACATACCCTTCGTTGTCCGTCCATAACAACAGCAGAGGAATAGTCTTTACCTACACCTAATGCTACGTCAGCTCCAACAACAAAGGCATCCTCAAAGGTAGGATATCTGAAGATCTCGATGGAACCCCTTGGGGCATCCTCCATCATAGAAGACTCAAAGTTGAATTCTCTTTTAGCTAAGATAGGTTGTGGTACTAGTTGACTTAGCTTTTCTAAGTTAAATACATTAGAGCCAGAGATAATAAAGGCTTCTTCTGAGGTAGAAGGATACTCCTGACGGAACTTATCCAAGCCACCCTCAGCAACCTTCAGTCTTCTCCAGTATAGTTGTTCATCGTCTAACTCAAACCTTGTAACAAGAATCTCTTCTTCAGGAGTTCTCTCAAAGATAGTACCTTCAGAGATTTTTCTCCGATACTCTTTCATCAGGAACCAAGGTACGAAAATCGGGATATATTCGTTCTCCCCGTTTACTGCACCCATCCATAGTCTGTGAAATTCATTACCCACACCATTAGCCGTACTCTCAAGAATAACTTCGGTACCGTCTGCCTGAGAGATACCCTGAAATAAACCAGCAAGAATCTTCTCATCATGAGTCCAGAAGGCTACTTCTGATAAGTGAGCAATAGTCGGTGTAGTCCCCCTACCCGCTTCAGGAGCACCCGCAGTATATAGTCTATACCCTGAGTCATTATGTTCAAACATAATTTCTTTGGCATTAGACTTTTTAAACTTAGGTCTGAAACTCTCAGTCATATTGTCAATGGTATTTCTACTCATTGAGAATAGCGCGTCTGAAGTAGCCACATCATGAGCCATAACAACAGACTTGTTATAGGCATTATAGTATGACTTCCAGAATACTCTGGCTGTGGTATATGTTGAGAGACCCATCTGTCGGGCTTTCAAAATAATAACCCTTACTTTACCTGTCTCTCTTAATTGTTTCTCAATAGCTTCATTAACAATAGTTTGAGCATCATTAAACTCAAAAGGCTTGAATCCTTGAGATGAATCTTTAGGAAGTATCTTAATCTGTTCTTTGGCAAACAACTCAAAGTTATTTTTATACTCTGAGTTCTTTTGCCTTTTTTGAAGCTCCCTAAGAGCGTCTACTTTTTGTTTGTTAGTTGTGGTCATTCGTTATGGGACAGTATGTTCCATCCTGTTGTGTCTTAGCACGATATTATTATTTTAATAACGCGTTGGTTTTTTGTCTATTAGGAACCGACTAATTCTCGTGGTAAATAGTATAAGGGTATACTTTGGATTACTTTTATTTGTAGAATATATTGGGATAATTTTTGGGAAAAAGGTTTTTGGGAAATAGTTTTGAGGGTACCCCTAGTTGCTTTATAGGGAAAAAGGTTTAGGGAATTTTTTTATAGAGAGTTTTGTTAGGGTGCGTGTGTCTTTGTGTGTAAAAGAATCAGGGTGTTTGTTTGGGTTCGCTTGCCTCTGTGCTGTGTTCCCCCCTCTTTCCCTCTGGTCGTTGCTGCGTGGCGCTGCTGCTTCGTCCTTTCTTTGTCTGCGCTGCTTGGAGT